TGCACCAGTACTATCAACTGATAATACTCCGCTTTCAGGTGTGAAGGTTTCAGTTGAATGATTAGTTTTGATTGACATTTAGGTTAACCTTATATTGTAGTATTTATATAAAATTTAACCATTGTCCCATGATTTTAAGATGGCATCATCTATTTTATTAACTAGTTCGTCGCCAGGTTCGCTGACAGACCATTTTTTTATTGGACAGCTTGCTTTGGCAAACTTGGTTTTTGCCGGCATAAAGCAACCGCATTTTTTACAAGTTTTAATGGTTTTATTTAACTCATCGCAACTTTCGCAGATTGCCATTCTTAGTTGTTTTACCGATTCGCTGACTGTTTTTAACATACTATTATTTATAAACAAACAAATAAAAAAGGCTTCCGAAGAAGCCTTTTTGTAGTAAATAATTCTTTCGAATTACATGTACTTAACTGTACCCATTGCAATTTTACCTAGGTAGTCGGCAGCATTGCCCAAAGAGCTTGCTGTGTTTGTCAACTCAACATAACCATAACGTGTCATGAAGCTAACTACTGGTTCCATTGTTGCTGGGTCAAGAACAACACCAGAACTCATCAATGGAATGTATGGGCAATAGAATGCTGCCGCGTCCATTTCGTTAGGACCTTTGTAACCAACCAAGATTGGTGTTGTGTCAGATGCATATGAGTCAACATAAACTTTGACAGAACTGTTCAATGTACCAGCAAACTTTGTATTTGTTGGAGCTTCGAATGTACCTTCTGTTGTACGTGCAAATGCGCTTGTAGTAGCACTTTGTAGAATTGTCAATGATGTTGGGCTAACAACTACGAAGTTACCAGCACCACGACGTGTACGCTGAGCGATTCTGTTAGCAACATCGTTGATTAGAATAGCTAAAGCGGCGTGTTGGTCACCAACGTATGTAGCTGTACCTGTGAAAGTAATACTACCGTCTTGGGCGAATGTGTGAACTGCTGTACCAGCCAATGTACGTAGGCTGTTTAACAATTCTTGGTCGATTTCAGCAGTAATTTCTTGTGCCAAAGCTGCCATAATTTCTGCTTCAACGTCCAAACCATGCATGGATTGTGCGTCTTGAGCAGCTTCAAATGTCCAGCGAGCAGACATCTTACGTGTCTTAGCTTCAACTGTTTGCTTCAATACTTGAATGCTTAATTTCTTACCTGGAGTACCTTCCATTGTACTTGTGCTGTCGGCAGCAGGAGCACTTGCATTACCATTACCAGAATAGGCTTTAGCAATGTTGAATGGGCTCAATGCTTCGCTACCAGCTGTTACACCGGCAAACGTTTCAGCATAACGTACACGTAGAGTGTGAATTTGACCAACTGGGCCAGTCATTGGTTGAACACCAACGATTTCGTTAGCGATAACTGTTGGCATAACACGACGGATAACAGGCAAAATTACCTTGTTTAACACAGCTACGTTACCAGCTTGTGTAGCACCTGCGCTAGCAGATTCCATGATGTTTTTCTTTGTGTTTTCTAACACGGTTTCCATAACGGCTTTTTTATTGCCATTTAAGCCTTCTAGTAGAACGTCTTTTGTTGCAGTCCAGTTCTGGGCTTCGAAAAGTTTTTCAGACATGATAGTCTCCTTAAATTTTTCCAATTCCGGCGAGCTTACGTAGTGATAGTATGTCTGCGCCTGCAGATTCTTCACTAGAAGTTTTGTTGCCAGTCATCGCAGTCTTCTGCGAAGTGGCGCTCTCACTAATTACAGTCTTTGCTTTAGGAGCAACGGCTGTTTCGTTAAGAACGGCTGGTAGATACTTGTTATATGACTCACGTAAAGATTCTGTAGATGTTGTTTTTAGCAAATCTTCCATAATGCCACGTTTTTCTTTACCAAGTGGTGCTACCAATTCTTGCATAATAGATTGGCGTTTTACCGCGTCTTCTGCAATGCGAATTTTCTTTTGTGCTTGGGTTAGTTCAGCATCTTTAGCTTCTACAGTTTTAGCTGTTTCATCTAAACGTGCAGTCAAAGTAGCGATTTGGTCGCCTAACTTCTTAACCTGTGTACCATCGGCAAAACCACTGGCCATGAACTCACCTGCAAATGCTTCCATGATCTTACGACCGAAAGCGTTTTCACGACTAATTTGAATGTCTTCACGTAATTGAGTGATCTCGCTACGTAGACTTTCGCTTAGTAATTTCTCAGCTTTTGTAGCTGCTTCTTTGATGAATTTAGCTTTAGCTTCAGCGATAACTTTTTTACCTTCTGTTACTAAGTTGACTCTAGCTTGAACTAGTTTGTCTTCATCTTCTTTTAGTTCTTTTAGCTCTGAGCTTAACTTACGTAAAGCAAATTCTTCTAATTTCTCGAAGTTAGCTTTTTGTGTGTTACGATCTTCTCTGAGTTCTTTGATCTCTTTAGCCATCTGTTCCATGACAAACTTGTTTAACATTTGGGCATGTTCACGAATTTGCTTTTTGTATGCAACTTTTGCTTCAACAACTTCACGCTTGTCTACAGCGAATTCTGCGATTTCTCTACGAATTGCTTCTGTAATCATTTTGTCAGCGGCTTCAACGATTAGACCTTTGTCAGATTCGTATCTCTGACTGAATTCTTCACGTAGATTTGATTCCACTTCTTCATGTAGTTGTTTAACTTTAGAGTCCCAAGCTTCTTGTAGTTGGCTTGTTACTTCCTCAGATAAAACCTCAGTGCCGAATAGTTCTTTTAATGTGCTCATCTTATTCCCCTTACTTGTTCAAGTTGGTGATGAACCTAAGAACCTCTTCCTGGAGGTATCTTTGCGCTCTTGCATCATGTCTTACCGCACTTGCAACGTCCATTAAGGCGCCGCGTCTACGATCGTGCATTACACGCTCATATATTGCTTTAGGATATGCTGCCGGAGCACTAGGTTGTGCCACGATGTCTACCGTGACAATTTCAAAATCAGTAACGCCACCTGATTCGTTGACGTTACCAGATCCTCTACTACTTACACCAAGTTTAACATGACTCTCTAAAAGAGTTTTTACAATGTTACCCATTGGAGTAGGTAAGATTTTTAGTTTACCAATACCATTGTTTTCATTCATGTACATGTTTGTAATCATATGTGAAACACGGTCAAGATTAACTTGTAGGTCATCAGGGTGATCGGCTTCGCCCAACACACTATAACCATTTTTAATTTTTTCAGCAATGTTACTACATGCCTTAGCGATTTCATTTACGGGGTAAACTCTTTGGTTTTGATTTTTAACACCGCCTTGGATGAAAATGCCTTCCATGTAGAGATCCTTGCCGCCACTCTGATTTTCCACAAGTTGAGTGCGGATACCAGCTTGGTCGTATGTAAGAGCTTCTACTAATGGTAAGGCCATTTTATTACTTCGCTACAGGACTAGTTTTGTTGCCAGCTGTATCGCTGTTCTTTGGAACTGCTACACCTTTAAGTGCAGGAGCTTTAGCATTGCCAACTTTGTTTACGTTACCCATGTCGTCTTCTTTTGGACTTGCAACTGTACCACCTGCTGTGTTACCACTGTTAACTTTAACTGCGGCAGCACCGTTGGCACTGATCTTAGAACCAGAACTTACTGGGCTTTTTGTGTTTTGTCCATTGTCGCCATGTGTTGGTGCTGGAACAGCTTTTAATGTTGCACTTTCACCAAAAGCACTGTAGCTTTCCTCTGTAGGTTTTTCGTCGTCTATTGCTGGCTCATCAGTTGACATACTGTCATCACCTTGTGCGCCCATGATTTCAGCAAAAATTGCTTTTAGTTCGTCAATGGCGTCATCGGCTTTTTGTAGTAACTCAGTGTCGGCAGCCGGCTCTTCAGCAGGCTCATCACCCATTGCCAAGTCAGCTGTTGCTTCTGGCTCTGTTGGCTCGTCAGCGGACATTGGGTCTTCTTCACCTTCTTCATCTGCTTCAGCGAATAATTCGTCGTCTAGATCGTCTTCATTGGCAATGATTTCTTGTTCGAAGTCATCGGCAGGTGCTCCGCCAATACCTTCTTCTAGATCATCATCTTCTTCTAGTTGTTCGTCGAAAGAACTTAGTTCTTCATAAATTGATTTACCTTTTTGAACAAAAAACTGATGTAGCAATTCGCTTGCACGATCATCTTCCTTGTTGATAAGGGCTTCTAATACTTGCTCTAATGTATGTTTAGACATTGTGTTTCTCCTTTTGGCCAAAGTCATTTGTCTGTATTATATTTACAGAAAGATTACAAATATAGTGCTAAAATAGAGTTAAAAACCCAGTTTTCTAAAAGAAAGTAGAGTTAAGTATAGTGAGGTTTATTCCATTGCTACTGGTCTTGCATAAATTCTTTTAAAAAGTTGTTTTCTATCTTCAACTTCTAATTTACGAATTTCACGCATTTTTCTTAATTTTCCCAAATGTTCCAGTGTTAACCTAGGACGTCTAGTATCTGTTTTTTTAGCAATACCTAGTTGATTTTCTTCAGGGTGTTCAAAACCTTGTTGAGGTTTTACTTCATTAAATTTCATCGTGTTGCTCCTGGTGTTGTGGGTGCTCCTGTCGGAGCCGGTATACCGCCTAATGGACTGACTTGTCCAGTGGCTACTGCACCTGGTAAAGGTGCTTGACCTTGTTGCCCTAATTGAGTTATTTGTCCAAAATCTGCATCCGTTGGACGTTCTAGGCCCAGTGAATTTAAGTCGCCCGGAGCCATACCTACTTGACCCTGTGCTATTACGCCTTCTCCGGCTTCTGGATTTTCTTCCAGCCACTTTGCTTCGTTTTCTACAATCTCTTCGTCGGTCAGTCCTAGATATTTCTTTAGTGCAAAACGTCTACTAATGTATTGTACTTCTGCAAGCTGTCCAAATACTGCGGCTCTTGCATTATTAACTTCAATCTCACGATATTCACTAAAGCTCTGCGGTGGTAAGAATGTTAGTTTAAATGTGCTAGAATCTAGTTCAACACCTTTGTACTTTAAGAACATCTTAAATTCTTTATCCAAGGAATTTACCACTAGATTCTGTAAACGTTGGCAATATTTGTTAAATCGATATTCTTGAATGAATGCTGTACCTACTCTGCCATCATTGTATACTGCTGTACCATCATCTGGGCCTGTGGGCATATAACTACTGGGGATACGCATTGCTCGCATTAGTTTGTTGGTAAAATATTTTAAGTCGTCAATTTGACCCAAGTTATCACCGCCCGGTAATACTTCAACTTTACTACCACGACCTTCTGCTGTTTGAGCAAAGAAATAGTCTTCTAACATGCTTAATGGGTTATAGCTAGCATCCATGATACTAGTACCACCGCCTGTGCGACTTGGCATACGACGTTGATGAATTTCGTTCTTGACACGTTCAACAAAGCTCATAGCCATGTTTGCTGGCATGTTACCCACGTCAATATAAAATACTCTACGTTCCGGAGCACGTTGTACTCGATAGATAATAATACTGTCTTCTAATAAACTCTTCTGTTGGAACACTTTGTACACTGATTCCAATATGCTTGTGCCAAATGGATAGTTAGTATCCATGCCTTCACTTAGACTTAGATGTAATACGTGTGCCGCATCTACTGCTGTTTCTGTGTTATTTGTATTGCTATTACTACCGGTATTGGCACTGGCAAACTGTGTAAAAGCACTCTTATTAAACTGTGTTGGACCATAATTTTGGTCTGCAATCAATGGATTTGTTGCTACTTTATCAGCTATATTGATACTAATATTCTTAATAATATATTGTTCTACTTCACGACCTTTGGCTTGATTAATAATAATTTTACTTACATCTTGGCTGTCTACATATAACAATTCATATGTTTCTGGATCACGAATAAAGAATCCATCACCATACTTGATAACATTACGCATCATGCGCCAAACACGTTTGTTCCAGTCATTGATCATACTCCATTGACGTAGACTGCGAGTTAGTACATTTACTTCAGCTTCAGTGGGTTCATTAAAGTGTTCAATGGTAAAAGGCAAATTGCTTTCATAGTCATATTGAGTACAAAACTCTGCAACAGTATCCAGTGCGGCATTGACTTCACTGTCTTGATCCATGACTTCGTATTGCATGTATCGCTCAACACGATTTGGTGTACCTGCATATACATCTTTTAACCAACTGCTGAACTTACTGCTACTGCCGTGATGGTTACCGGTGGTCGCCTTTGATTTGGCTAACTCATTTGCTGTTTGCGGTATTTGAAAGTGCTTGCGCCATGACATATTGATTTTTATCCTGTTATATATTTATAGTTTATATCAAGTGTTATGTCGGCATAAATTGGCTATTTCGTTGCAATCTAACGCTGTCGCCAAGCAAAGCAGTTTGTCTAGCATTATATGTAGCTGTAGCATCGATGCCACTATTTTGAGCAAGAATATTTCTATTCATTGTTCTTAATTCAGATAAATTCTGTTCTTGGTATCTATTATTTTGATCGACTGCGTCTCCGGCCGTATTTGATAAACCGTCAGCACTTTCGCTTTTTGACCATTCACTGAATCCGGTAGCAACCGCACCTCCTACTGCGCCGATTATGCCACCTACTACTGTGCCTATCACTGGAATAGCACTACCTAAACTTGCTCCTGTTGCACCCCATGTTAATGCGCTGCCTGCAATATTGGCTGCAGAAGCTAGATTATCATTTCCTGTCGACTTTGCATAATCTGCGGCATAGGGCAAGGCCAGACCTGCTATACCGGCAGCACCTAAACCAATTTTTGTTCTTGTAGACATTGGTGTTCTGCCGGGTGGTTCATATCCTACAGGGCCTCCAGGAAAGCTACCAATACCAGGACCCATGCCAGGTGCAATCTTATCAGCCAATGCTTTCATTTTTAAACCGACTAACTTAAAGACTTCGGCAGTTTCTAAAACAGACTTGTTGACAAGTTTATAACCCGCTACTCCGATGATCATAACAGCACCTAGACCTAGTACCAAACCGGCCAAGCCCCCAGGACCAATACCCAATGCTTTACCTAAAGGATCTAATATATGTAAAACAAATTCCAGGCCGCTAACAACTCCACTGATAACATTGATAAATGTAGTCCAATCGATGCCATTAAGTAGATTCAAAAACGGTATAGCAAGAGCTTGTAAATTTGCTTTAAATTTGTTAATTGCAGTATTAAATGCCTGTGCTTGTTTATCTTCTTCTCTGCGTTGAGCACCAGCGGCGCTATTATAAAAGTTTGCTTGTTTTGCTAATTCTAATAACTGCCTTGCACCATCGCCTGCTTGGCCTTCCAAGTTGGCCAACATTCTAAGTTCTTGACCACGTGCTTCTACTTCTTTTAAAACAGTATCTCGTAGTTTTTCTTGATCTTCTGCTGTTATGTCTCCGCCATTTTTAACTATTTTTGCTTGACGCTCTAGTTCTAAATATACAGCAGAGCTAGCACTAATCATGTTTTTACCAGTCTGAGTTATTACTAATGGCAAATTGCCCAATGCAGTTTTTAATGCATCGGCTGCTATAGCGTCTCCTGCTTCGCCGAATATTCCTCGAAGACTAGCACCAAATTGTTGTGCTGCCTTTGATATCTGTGCTCCGCCATTTTTTGCTGTTTGTACAAAGTTAGCAACAATAGGATCTTGTGCTAATTTTATTGCTGCCTGTGTTAATTCTAAAACACTTTTACCTGTTCTATTAGCAAGAGTGTCTAATTCATTACCCAAGGCCCTTGAATTTTTAGTAACTAGATCAAAGGCTGCTTTACCTTTAAATCCTTGAGCAACAGCTACTTTAAGTTGCTGTGCCGCAAATATTGCTTGTTGTTCATTGCTTAATCCAAGATTTCCTACACTCGCTGTGGCTGTTCTAACACTGCTGATTAAATTTCCAAAATTCTTAGCCCCATTAGTTGCACCGTTGCCTAACATAGCAAAAGAGCCACCACTTTCTTCCAATGCTTTGGAAAATGATCCTATACTAACTCCGCCTGTTTTGGCAGCAATAGCAAAGTCCATAATACCACCACTGATACCACGTTGCAATCCTAACTGTAGTTGATCAGCATATCCAGTCAATGACCCTATAATTGTTCCTACACCAAAAGCAAGTCCAGAAGTAAATCCGCCCAAATCTCTAGCAGCAAATTTAAACTCACCCCTTAACACGTCTGATACACCGCTCAGACCCTTCATTCTTCCAATTACATCTTCTTCGTATCCACCTAACTTCTTTTTATTTGCTATTTCTTGTTCAGCGAGCTTGTTATTTTCTGTTTGTAATTTATTTTGTTGCTCTTGGGCACTAACATCAACTTTGAATCTTTTAGCTAACTTTTCAGTTAAACTTATCAAACGCTCCATTTGCTTGGCCGTAGATATGCCATCCAAAGAAAATTCAAATTGATTTCCTTCGGATATTCTACCGTATGCTCTAATTGAATCTACCATTAAATATATATATAAATAAAGAAGTAATTTCCTTATATACTATTTAGTTGGAGAAAAAATGGAAAATCAAGTCAACCCGTTAAAACAATATTTTAGAAAGCCAGGAATTTGGATTAAATTACCTAGCCAGGGCAATTTTTACAAAGGCAAGTTAATAGATTTTAATGACATGGGCGAGATCCCAGTTTATCCTATGACTGCAAAAGACGAGCTTTTACTTAAAAATGCTGATGCATTATTAAATGGAACTGCTGTGTATAATTTAATAAAAAGCTGTGTACCTAGTATTACGGAACCAACAGCAATGCCGGCAATTGATTTAGATGCAATATTAGTTGCAATTAAACGATGTACCTATGGAGAAAACATAGATATATCTACGGATTGTCCATCGTGCCAAACTAAAAATGAAGTCACTGTTAACTTAAATCATGTTATTAGTAATATTAAAGTTTTAGAAACACTTAGTCCAATTGACTTTGATAGCGGTATTAAAGTTTTTATTAAGCCTGTGAAAGTCAGTGATTTATTAAGTTTAAATTGGGTTCAATTTGAACAAATTAGAAATATACAAATTGCAGAACAAAATAATACCGATGAAACAACTAAGGTTAATTTATTACAACAAAGTTATCAAATTTTAACAGAAAAGAATTTAGAAATTGTCAGCGGTTGTATAGATACTGTATTATTACCAGATAGCGTTGCTGTAACAGATCATGAGAATATTCGCGAATGGATCAACGATTTAAGTAAACCAGAATTTGCTAAAATAGAAAATGCAATTATGGTTACTAGTTCAATGGGAGTAGATAAAGAATTTAGTGTCACTTGTAAAAATTGTAACACTGATTTTAAATCAAGTTTAGACTTAAATCCAACAACTTTTTTCGCATAAGGCTTTTATCCTTAAAGTCCGGGCCGGACATTCTAAAGTACTTGAATAGTTTAGAAAAGGAATCAAAAGCCATTATAGAAGATATTGCAACAATGGCCATATACTCAGGACAGAGTTATAACGACTTATGGAATATTAGTTTCGAAGAGAAAAAAATATTCATAAAGATCCTTAAAGATAAAATAAGCCTAGATCGAGGCATTAAGCCAAAAGATACATTAACACAGGAAATGATTTAAGTTGTTCGGAGAACAACAAGATTTATCTTTTACTTACAGTAAAACACAAATCTTAGAATTCTTTTCATTAACATATTTCACAGTTATTAATTGTACTTCTTAGATAATATTTGTCAAGGTTTTGCAGTCGTACTTCGCCCTGTTAAGGACGAAAAGTAAAAATTGGAAAATCCTGTCGGAGGCCCATTATCGTAATCTATTACTACAACTATTTCTAGTAAAGGCGGTTACGCTGTACCTTTTTATGTAGCTCTTCTATATAACGCAGAATCGAGTAGCCAATAGATATACATCTCGATTCTTGTAGGTTGCAATGACTCAGCAGTGCCTACTCATTTTGGTCATACTATACATTTGCCAACACGTTTCATACCCAGTGTTGCGTCCTGTTAAGGATAGTGGCAATCATGTCTCTGCTACTGCTCAGATGTTCCTTCCCTGCGACACGGAGTCCAGTTATTGGGTACCTAGTTTAACTTGCCGGTACAGGCATTATCAGTAGTGTCTTATGTAGCTGGTGCTAATTAAATTTTGTTTATGATATGAGATCCGTGGACGCGAACGGATATATGGCCATTATAATAATCTGTTGTTTCTAAAACTTTTCTATCGAATTGTTCTTTTGCTTCTAAGTATGAAGTATGAGCCTTGGATGTGCAGTAGTGTAAAATTTCACGAGTAAAATTTTCTTTGCCTAGTGTGATAACGTCTTTAGATAATTCATCGCTACTCCCGTAGTAATCTCTCCAGTCTGAATCAACCTTTGAACGAATTTTCTTTTTCTTTTTAATGCCATTTTTTTGCTTGACAACTTTATAATTTGTCTTTGCAAACTTTGCCAATTTTTTGCCTATGTATTTGCGGCCTGTGACTGAGTTGGTAATGAGATAAACAAAACCAACACAGTCCTCAGGAAGTTCTTCTATTAAA